GAAATATAGTGTCAGGCAACACGCTGATAGAGGGGGATACAGGTGCAAGCACAAAACGAACGACAACGACCACAGTAGTGCGATGTGAAAAAACCGGAGAGAATTATACTAAAAATGCATATTACAGGGCTGTTGGAATATGGAAAGAGGTGTAAATAAATGAAGACTAAAAAGCTATTGTACGCATTGAATTTAGACGAAGATGGCAGAATACTGTCAGCTACATACGAAACGTATGCGGCAGCCGGTATGCCGGCCGTGGAGACGTTGCCGGACGGCGACATACAGACTACAAATATATCAATAGTGAATATGTCTATGATCCGCTGACGAAGCCGGATCCGGAACCGGAACCGCAGGGAGCAGAATATGCCACATACGACGAACTCGCGGCCGCAATAAAGGAGGGGGTGAACAGTTATGGAAAGTAAGGCGTTCGTGCTGGAGAAGATGAGAGAGATCGGCTTTGAAGCGGCTACCAAGCTGCAGAAAGAAGCGGCTGCCCTGACGGGCACGGAAATAATCGATCGCGAAAGCGACATCCCTGATTTTGACGCGAGTAAACAGTATTTGAACTGGCTCGCGGGAATGACGGTCCGTGACGACGGGCAGTTGTGGCAGCTGCTGCAGCCGCACGACAGCACGGTCTACACAGACAAACCTGCGAATCTGCGCGCGCAGTGGGGATTGTGCCACACGAAAAACCCGAAGAAGGCGAAGCCGTACATCGAGCCACAGGGCACGTCTGGAATGTATATGAAAGACGAGTGCTGCGTGCAGAATGACGTCGTGTATATTTCGCTGATAGATAACAACGTCTGGACGCCGGAAAACTATCCGGACGGGTGGAAGAAGCATGAGGAATAGACATGAAAAAAATAGTAATTTCAATATGCGTCGTTGCAACGCTAGTTATAGCTGCAGCGGCGTATTTATTTGCAACAACGCCGCGCGAGTATGAAGCAGCGAGCAACGTCATCTTTGTGAACGATGACGGAAGCGCGCAGATCAAAGTCGACAGCATCAATAAAATCATCCAGACGCACGAAGACACGGAGCTCGACGGCATAGTGCTGAAAGCCGGGACAATCATCATCCCCGGAAGTGGGGATGAGATTTATTATAACTATCCGCGCAAGGACGCGGTGAAAGGAGACAAAGATGAAAACGTTGAAGAGTAAAGCTTGGTGGAAAGCAGCAGGCATAAGAGCTGTAAAGACAATGGCTCAGGCGGCAATCGCCACGATCGGCGCATCTACGATGATTACAGAGACGAACTGGGCCATGGTGGCATCGGCAACAGTAATGGCGGGCATACTGTCTGTTTTAACATCTGTGGCAGGATTGCCGGAAGTGGAGGAAAAGGAGGCGTAGCATGGCAAAAGTATACATAGATCCGGGTCACGGCGGAAGTGATCCAGGCGCAGTAAAATATATCATCGAGAGAGACGTGAATCTGGTCATGGCATTAGCGTGCCGTGACTATCTGAACGCGAACGGTGTAAGCACGAAGATGTCACGAACATCAAACAGTACAGATACATCGATCAACAGCATGGCGCGCGAAGCGAATAGCTGGGGCACTGATCTGGTTATCTCGATTCACAATAACGCCGGAGGAGGTGATGGATTTGAAGTCTATCATACAGTCGGTGGCGGCAGAGGAAAAACTCTGGCACAAAACATCGAGGCGGAGGTCAAGAAGATAGGTCAGAACTCGCGAGGGCTGAAAACACGCAGAGATACAGACGGCACGGACTACTATGGCATGATCAGACTGACAAATGCGCCAGCAGTCATCTGCGAGGGAGTTTTTGTTGATAATGCAACGGATGTTCAGATAGCAGATACTGTAGACGAGCAGCGAGCGTTCGGATATGCGTATGCTCGTGGAATCCTCAAGACTTTGGGCATCACCGATAATGGACTTCCTGGCGCATCCGGATCCGCGGCAACAACAGGCGCGTTCAAAGTCAAGGTGACGATTAAAGATCTTTACATCAGGACGGGTCCGGGCACGAAGTACGCAACAAAAGGATTCATCAAGCCTGGAGTTTATACGATCGTTGCGATGCAGAATGGCTGGGGCAGGCTGAAGAGCGGCGCAGGATGGATATACCTTGCCTATGCGACTAAGATCTAAGGAGGCAGACATGGACTGGCTGCAAGATATTTTACTGATGTTCGGCACCGGAGGAGTGACATCCATAATCCTCCGGATAATAGATAGAAAGTCACTGACGAGGCAGACACTCGCCATGCTTACGTATTCGACGCTATCCGGAAAGGTTGAGCGCCTGTTAGATCAGGACTATGCGACCCCGGAACACCGGAGAGAAATCGAGCATTTATATAAGCTTTATAAAGCGCACGGCTGGAATGGTGATATGGAGTCGAGAATGGAAAAAGTGCGAGCACTGCCGACGAAAGATTTAAATAAATAAAATTATCCCCCTGATTACTTCGGTATGACGGGGGATTTTTTATTTCGTGAAATTAATAAAGAACTTGACGTATACGTACAAAACACGTATAATATAAATACAAGGAGGAGAGAATGAAAAGAAGAGACCTTGAGAAAAAATTGAAGAATGCAGGCTGGTATTTGCTAGCTCACGGTGGCAACCATGATATATGGACTAACGGCACGAATAAAGAGCAGATTCCACGACACAACGAAGTCAACGAAAGGCTTGCAAAGGCGATAATAAGAAAATGGGGGCTGTGAAAGCCCTCGCCTCTCGGGGGATTGATAATACAGAAAGGAAGCGTTTAAAAATGAGAAAGGCATATAAAATAGTTTTGATTCCAGAAGAAAAAGAACCCCACGGATATACGGTGTATATCCCGGATCTTGATATGTATACGGAGGGAGATGACATAGCGGATGCCATTTATATGGCGCGAGATGCCATTGGACTGATGGGCATTACCATGCAGGATACGGGCGATGCTATACCGGAACCGGGTTCGGCAGAATATAAAGCGGCTGCGGGTGAAACAGAAACGTATGTAGACGTTGATTTTAAAGAGTACAGGAAAAGGCACGACAATAAAAAGGTCAAAAAAACTTTAACAATTCCGTCGTGGCTGAATGAAGCGGCGGAGAATGAACACATAAACTTCTCTCGGACGCTCGAGGAGGCTCTGATCGGTAAATTGGAAATGTCGCAGAGATAGAATTATAGAAACTTCATGTTTATATGATGCGTCCATGTTGAGCGTCTGGGCAGATGGGTGGGCAACGACCTGTAAAAACGTTGAAAAACAGCCGTTTTTGTTTAGCTTCCCAAGCTAAAGTTGTGGGTTCGATTCCCATCATCCGCTCCACATTGAAAAGCCTGCAATTTCAACGATTGCAGGCTTCTTTATTACCTCTGAAAAAGAATGTTTTACCCCTGTTTTACCCTAGTTTTGCCCACATAAATGGGCACCCGAGCGGGCACCCGCAAAAGAGATCAAGCGTGAATTTTGAAGATCCTGTTATCGATGGACTGGCGTGCAGTCTCTATCGCTTCTGCGGATCCGTGGGTGTAGATTTTGGACGTGACAGTGATATCAGAATGGCCCATCAGACGTGCGGCGATGTTGATCGGAACGCCCGCCTTCTCCAAATCAGTACAGTAGGTGTGACGCAGATTATACATGACGAAATCGTCTGCCAGCGGGAGTGGTGTGAGCAATTCGTTCTGTTTTACCCGGCACCCCATTCCTATGTTCATTAGTCTGCGGACATTGTTCCACATGGCCCTGCGCCGTGCGATTGTCGGGAGTTGACCATCCATCAGCGTGATCGGTTCGAACGGATCCTGTTTATAGTCGTGCAACTCATCTAAAAAAATCGCCGGGATTGGAATGTCCCGCAAGCCCGCATCGGATTTCGGGTACTTAGACCTCCCCTTTTTGTCCCACGTTCTGGACACGGTCAGGATCCCGGTATCAAAATCAATGTCTTTCCAGATCAACGCCGCCGACTCGCTGGGACGCAGTCCGCAGTACAGACAGAATTTGCAGAACAGATTCCCGCGGTGGGGTCTCGGGTTCGTTTCAAGCCTTTTTTCTTTATAAAAATTTTCTGTCACCTGTCCGGATAGCACCCGCAGCAGCACCTCTCTCTCCCAGTCGGTGATACTCCGGCGCGGCTTGCTCTTCCTGCCCTGCGGCTTCACTAAATCCTGTGAAAAATCCAGATCTCCGCCGCCGTTTCGGTAAATAGCGTGAAAGATCTCTTTTGTCGCCCGAAAAATCTTGGCAATGTACTCTTCTGAATACGACGAACAGCTGTTCAAAAAATTCTGTACGTGAAGTGGCTTGATGTTTCCGATGGGGCGGTTCCCAATTCCTGGAACGATTTTTCGTAGAACGATGTACGACAGAATGTCAAACCAATCATCCCCTACCGCCTCGGATTTATATGTATCCAGCCATTGCTCCGCAAAATTAGAAAACGGGGTCCGTTTATCAATGACCCCGCGATCGATCTCGCTGTATTTCGCTTGTAGTTTCTTCGTGAATTCCACCAGGGTGTGCGCCCGGATGTCGATCTGCACACCGTGGTACAGCTCCCGGTGCCGGAATTTGTATTTTGATGAACTTCCTGTCGCCATAATGACCTCCGCAATGTAGTTTTAATTTAGTTGCAATTCAGATCCTAAACTCTTCGGAATCTGTCGAAGTTAGATAAAATTTAATAGATAGTTACAGATTTGAAAACAGGATCACAGTATTTAAATTGATCCAGGAGGAGGATCCCAACATGAAAGCGAATAACGATGGGAAAATGTATTACATTAAGAAAATCAAAGAGCAGCTGAAGCGGCTAAGCTTCGAGCAGCTGAAAGTACTGTACCAGTTCATCCGGGGGATGATAGAGTAGGCAAAAGCCTGCTCTATTTTTTTATATTCGCAAGCCTTTCTGCAAAGTCCGCAAGGGCGTCCCATTGTTCGTCGTTCAAATCTGCCAGGATCTCGACGATCTGCCGGCGAAACTCCGGGGTTTCTTCTTTCATCAGTTCACCTGCGAACCGGGCGATCTTCTCGTTTCTGGTCACAGGTACGAACATCTCGCCATCGCCGTCACGCAGCCACTTTTCTGATACGCCGTATTCTCGACAAATAGCGGTCGCCATTTGGTCGGTTAAACCATTCACTTCTCGCTCTAACCGAGAGATAGTATTTCTTTGAACACCCAAACGATTCCCAAACTGTTCTAACGTCAATCCAAAATGCTTTCTTAATTTTTTCAATCTTTCTCCATATGTCGCCATGCTTTCCGTTCCTCCCTGTGTAATCCATTATAGCCCCACAAGTGAAGCGGGTCAACAAAAAAGTAACCGTAGGGAACAAAAAAGAATTGACAAAGCAACCGCAAGGAACTATACTATAACCACAAGGAACAAAAAAACAGTGAACGGCACCGAAGCGGTGCCGGGACGATAGGAGGATGTAATGAATTTAAACATAGGACAGTGGGAGATGGAAAAGATCGCTAAGTGGACGACAAGCGAGATAAAAAACCGCATATGGTTAGCGGCAGACGGGCAGCCGATTCCGGGGTCCGTATCCGTTGAAGCCTTGCGGTTGGAGCTGATAAGACGTGGCGAAGAACCGCGCGGATATCACAATAGTTAAACGGGAGGGCTGGTGCGAGGGTCATGCGATCATGCCGACCGACAGCCCGAAGACGGCGCTGGTCATGGTCACGCCGAACATGGTACAGCCCAGATGGGATCTTTGCGCGAGCGACCTGCTGGCGACGGACTGGGAAATAGTAGAGAGCGAGTACAAGAAGATGGAGGGAAAACGGTGAACATTATAGAAACGGCGACGGATGTAGTAGTGCTGATTTGGGTGATGCTGATCACAGCATACACGATGATGCTGAACAAAAAAGTGGATGCGATCAGGGACGAGGCCGGGAAGAAGTTTGGCAATAACAAAGAGTTTTTAAATCTTGTCACTGCCAACGTAGACGCGCCATATGACAGACTGGGAGAGCTGGAAACGCGCTGCGACAGGCTAGAAAGCAGACTGGAAGTTGACCTGAAAGATATACAGGAAGAATTGAACGATTCGGATAAGCGAACTGTGGAAGCAGTAAAAAAACACAAGGAAGCACTGCGGGAGTTATATGAGCATGCACAGAAAGCGTGCAAGATCCGCAGCGATATGCTGCAGAAGATCACGGATCTGGAGCGTTATGTGCGGGCGCACGAAATGAGGCACATAGAACAGGAGGAAGCACAATGGAAAGATTGACAATTAGAGAAGGCAATGGGATCGATTTTAATATAAAAGCGACGCCCAAAGAAATAAGGGAACGCTTGGCGGAATATGAAGACACCGGCATGACGCCGGACGAGATCGAGGACATGAAGTGGGACAATGAATGGCAGGACGCCAGAAGTTCCACCCCGGGATCCCCCGGCGTGTACTGGGTGACCACCAATGAAGACGGAGTGCGCAGCGTGGGAACTGCGGAGTTCAAAGCCGACTGGATAGTCGACGATGTGGAAACCATCGAAGCCTGGATGCCGGTGCAGAAACAGCCGGATTTGTACGAAAGGAGGAAGTAGGATGACCAACGATCAGAGAGACATCGAAGTCATAAAGAGAGTGGCAGATGCCCTACCGTACATGACGGAGGGCAAAAAAGGAGAACTGATCGGCTACGGCAAAGCCATGGTCGACCTGAATAGGAGGAAGAACGATGGACAGGAAGACGATCGAAAGACAGCTGATTGATCACTGTCACGGAGCGCGAATGATCACGACAAAAGAGTTGCGGACGTTCGTTCGCCCGGACGGCAAAATCGGAGACGATGCCCTCTGCTACTATCTAAAAGGTGTAGAATTCATTCGCACGGGACGTGGCGGGACAAAAAATTATTTTATTCCCGACGTCGCTCGCCGGATGAACGAGATCGCAGAAAACGAGTGAACGTCAAAACGATATCAAGAGAATCACGGCACGGGAGAGGGCAAAATGAGCATGAAGAAGCGGGCGAGTAAACGCCTGCTGGAAAGTGAGGGCGAAACGCCAGACATCACAGACGACGACTGCGGCCAGATAGGATTGAAAATATTCGAGGAGGTGTACAGATGAGCGAATCTGTCAAAAAGATAGATGCCGCATTCAACGACCTGCGGCGAAAAGTAGACTACATTGAAAAAAGCTGCAGGTGGCAGAATGCGGCGATGAAAAAGATTCTCCGAGCGCTGGAAGGCGAAACGTGCAGTATCAGGAAAGGGGAAAAGAAAGAGTGAGCGAAAAAGAAAAAAGAAATACTGGAAGCAATGGCAGAAGCGCTGCCGAAAATGGACGATATGAAAAAAGGCGAATTATTGGGATATAGCAAGGCGATGCTGGATCTAAAGCATCAAAAAGAGCGAGAAAATGAGAATGAAGAAGCGGGCAAGTAAATGCCCGCTGGAAAGCGAGGGGAAACATGGCAAGAGGGAAAAGACCGGAAGACATCAAAGTTGTGGTCGAGTTTACGGACGGATACGTGCAGAGATTTACGAAAGCATGTATCGAAGTAGCAAAAGCCAGAGTGGAAAGGGAAGAAGCTGAAAGGAAAGCGGCGAAAGCTGCAGGTTAGAAAGATGGAAATAATTATAAACGCAGCAAGAGTTATAGCAAGCGACGCGATCAGCCTGGCGATCCTTGCGGGGATGTTCAGTCCGCTGATCTGCGCGTATCTGATGAGGGAATACTTAAAATGATATCAAAAAAAGAATTTATAAAGCATCTGGAAGCGCTGATCATAGCGGACGGCAGATCGTGCGTCCAGAATATCATCTACACAAAAGACGGAAGCAGAGAAAGAATAAGAATAATTTTACACGGGCGGCGCACACATAGACATAAATGTCTCGTGCAATTCGAACGGCGCGAACCTGCTGGAAGTAGCGCGCGAAGTCTACGGAAACGGCGCATTCGGGCGCATGCCGGATCATGAGTGAGTGGTCGAAGCTGATCGCTGAGGAGCGATTTTTAGAAAGCCGGGAAGAAGAGAGAAACAAGAAGATCACGGCAGCTCTCGCCGGCAGGAGAAAACCGCCGGATGCGGCGATCGTGATGATGATAAAAGAAAGGTGGAAACATGGATTATATGATAGGCAGGTGCAGATTCTGCGGAAGTGAACGCGACGTGCTCGCGGACGATCAGGAGCGCGCCGACGAAATGGTTTCGAAAGAATGCGCCTGCGGACAATGGGAGAGAGAAGAAGATAGACTGAGAAAAAAGTTTCTGTTAAAGAACGAACTGGCTAGGCTTTTGGGAGACGGGTGTCAGGAAATGGGCTTCACTCCGCTTTCGCCCGAGGTAATCTCGGTCGCGTACGCCGTCGGAGAACTGATAATAGACGAAAAAATGGAAAAAGCCACACTAAAAATCGGAAGAGATAGCGTAATAATAACGGGCGGCGTAAAGATCGGAGTGAGAAGAAACAGAAAAGAAGAATGGAGCGGTGAGGTGCAATGAGTGACATTGATTCATATTATCGAAACTGCGCATATCCAAAGCCGGAGAAAACAAAAAAGAAAATACTACATAACGGCTACAAGGATAAACCGCAAAGGCGATGCTGGTACACTGGTGCTCCGGGTGCCGAGCGTCACGAAATTTTTAATGGACCGAATCGGCAAACGAGCATAGAGCTGGGCTTTCAGGTCGATGTATGTCCGGAGATTCACGCACGGCTCCACGCGTCCGCGGATCCGTGGGCAAAAGTGGAAAACAAAAAATGGAGAATGTACTTTCAGGCAAAATACGAAGAAGAACTGATTGCATCCGGAATGACTGCAGACGAAGCAAGGACGGAATGGATGCGTCTGATCGGAAGGAACTATCTATGACTATGAATTCGAAAACTATAAGGGAGCGCATGGAAAAGTACGGATCTATACTGTACTGCCCGGCGCAGGACTGCAAATGCTTCGGGCGAGACACGGATGGAGAATGTAAATATAAAAAATGCGTGCTGCAGGATCCTGAATACATCGCGCTGCAGAAAAGAATAGAGGAAAAACGAAGGACAAGACGATGAAAAATGTTATAACTGCAAGCACACTGGAAAATTACATCGCGCTGCTGATCGCGATCGTCAAAAATGTGAGCCAGGAAGAATCGTTCAAAGCGCTGGATAAAGCTGTAGCGCCGCGCGAAAGAAAGATGCTGAGACTGACAGATGCGGACTTCGAGGACATCAAAAAGCTGCGAGCTAAAAAAGTAGGCTGGAAAGAGATCGGGGAAATATACGGAAGCACACCTAACAACATGAGACAAAGAATGTTTTTATATCAGAAAAGGAAAGAGAATGGGAACTACAAGAATAGTGATAGGCGGATACTGCGACAAGCAGATGGCGCTGAGAAAAGGGCTGATAGGACCGCGCGAAACTAATCTGCCGCGCTGCGAGAAAAAATGCGACCAGTGCCTGGCGTATATCGAAATAGACGCAAACGGCGAAAAAGAACATGTAAGAAAGGACCGGCAGGAATGGAAGAAAAGACAAAAAGGAAAATCGAAGAAGTGATCCAGGAGGAAAGGGATGATGCAGATCGGAAGCATCCGCTGTTTTCGAGTCTGCACGAGGGCGAGTCGGTGATACGCGAAGAAATCGAAGAAGTCTCCGAGGTGCTCGACGAGATCATGGAAACGCATAACTGGATCTGGAAAGCGGTGAGGGCAAACAAAAGCGAGACAGTAAAGAGTGCAGCGAAAACGATCGCAAGACTATCAAGAGAACTGATAGAGGAATCTGTGCAGGTCGCAGCTGTAGCGGGAAAGATCGTCGAGAGCATAGACGGACTTGAAAAGCGTGGAAGTCACTGCGATTCGTGTGTTACTGACTTTGATGAATGTCCGTGCAACACCTGCACTCGCGATAACTACAGCAAAACGAGAGCGAGAACGACTGACTGCTGCGAAAGACACAAAAGAGAAAGGTCAGAGGAAGGCGAGCTGATACCTTGCAGGGAATGGACAGAGTTCACTGATTATGAAAAGGAGAATACAGATGTATAAAGGATTTGATGAAAACCTGAGGTGCAGAGGGTTTCAATATGAAACTGGCAAAACGTACGAAGAAAATGCGGCGAAGCTATGCGAAAAAGGATTTCATGCGTGCGAAATGCCGCTGGACGTTTTCAGATACTATCCGCCGGGCGCAAAGAGCCGCTATTGCGAAGTGGAGCTCACGGACCCGTCGGGCGAAGGGAGTGACGACAGCAAGAGAGTTGCAAAAAAGATAGAAATCGGCGCAGAAATCGGAATCCCGGGTCTGATCAAGGCGCATGTTGATTATGTCAAGTCGAATACAACGACCGAATACACTGATCCTGAGAAAGCAACAGCAGGCAACTCCGGCGCAGCAACAGCAGGCGACTCCGGCGCAGCAACAGCAGGCGACCGCGGCGCAGCAACAGCAGGCGACTCCGGCGCAGCAAC